GAAGGAAGGTAGCCATGGAAATCATGACTATACCTGAGAGTCAGCTGAGGCGCCGGTTAAACACGATACCATTACCTAAGGATCTGAAATCTGAGATCCTGTCAGTATTTTTGACATCAGTTCAACACAGTGGACCTGTCTGGACTGTCAGTCGTTTCAAAGAGATGAAATACTACGTGGCCCACTCTGTGAGTCACGGTAAGGAGGACAAATCCTTGAAACCGAAGTGGTTCGCAACAACTCCGTATGGGAATTTATCAGGAGCTTTTGGAGTGATCCTCAAGCAAGCGATAAAATTTCCAAAAACGGCCATTCACTTTCTCAATCTATTGAACATCTATACAACCCTGAAATTTAAGGTTGTGCCGATGTCAATAATTGAGGAAGCTAGGGTTGAAATTCAGCAGATGCCTGGTAGCATCCCCACCGAACTGATTGGATTCATGCATATGAGTCCTATGAGTTGGGGTAAGGAACTATCTGGTAATAAAAGACTCCCTCTTGCGAGGTTGTCTCCATCTGTTCCTTTCACAGTTGTTCCACCTATACCATCTCAAGCTCGCAACCTCTCTGATGATCTCGAAGAAATTCGGGATTCACAATTGGTTTGCTGGCCTGAAATGCGTGAGTGGCTTTCTCTCTCAACAGGTATCAAGTTCCAAGATCCTGGTGTCCCTGATTATACTCAGAGTACCATTCTTGGATCAGTTCATTTCAAAGGAGAACCTGGCCTTAAGGTCAGGTACTACGCTTCTCCAAACCTTTGGGTTCAGAGGAGTCTAGAGCCTTTGAAGGAACATCTCATGGACATTGTTAAACTTTGCCCATGGGATTGCACCTTTGATCAGAGAAAGGCTGACCATGTGATCAGTCATTGCTTGTCCAAATCGAAGTATGATATCCTCTCACCGAGGGTGTACTCCTTTGATTTGAGCAAGGCGACGGACAACTTCCCATGGAGGCTACAAAGGCCCCTATTGGTAAAGTTGCTCTTTCCTCTTCCTCGTCTCCGGGAACTAGTTGGTGATCAATCAACTGGGATCCAAGCTCGCTTGCGAAGCGATCCTATGGAGACCTTAGTTCGTGAGATACCCTCTGTTATCCGCAAGGATAGCAACTGGTCCTCATTCATCCTCTTCTGTTACATGGTTGAGGAAGCTAAGTGGAAGGTGAAAGGGAACCATCGTGATTGTGTCAAATGGAGGACAGGTCAGCCCTTAGGGCTGGGTCCTTCCTTTCCACTTTTCACTCTCACGCATGGTCTCCTCCTCTGGTACCTTAACGGACGGTCCTGGGATAAGAAATTCTTTGTCCTAGGGGATGATCTGGTCATACTTGATTTCGATCTTGCTATGAAGTATAAGAGAGCAATCTCTCAACTCCATGTCAAGGTCTCTCAAGTAAAGTCCATGTCATCCAGACACATGGCCCAATTTGCCGTGTCTACATTCTTATACGGGAAGAGGTTTTATACCCCTCCCTGGCATGAGATTCGACTTGATAACAAATTGGACCTTGCTGCCTACTGGTATCCTGGTCTCTTGGAACGAGATAAGGATGAGAAACTGATATCTTGGGTTTTATCCCTTCCCCCACCATGGGGTATGGGGATCAATCCTAAAGGTTACAGTCTCTC